CGCGCAGAGAGCCTACTTGGATCTCCGCTCGGCGCTGGAAAACGCCGATGGCCCGTGCTATGGACTAGCCGGGACCCACCTGAGCTTTGTGCGGACGGACTCAGGACGTCCGGATCGTACAAGGTGATGTATATCCTCAAAAGCTTCGCTTCGAGGAGGCAACACCTTCAGCAAGGCTCCGATTCCAGACACCGGTGAATCCGGTATCTTGGACTCGACAACCCACCCCCTAACCTTGAGGGTGTGTAGGTCGGCGTCGCTCTTCTGAGGCTCCAATGAAGAAGCCACCATAGGGAGCAACGACCAACGGCCCAGCACTGGTGATCTAGGCGCCGGATCATTCCAAAGATCCGACGCTGTGACTGTAACTGTGGGATACCACCCGCCCAAAGCGGAAAGGTTCCACGAATCCAGCCACTTCGCCGTCCGCCACAGTCCAGACAGGTAAAACCTGTTCCGAAGCGCGACGGTCGACTCGATCTCCTGCACGAACCTCCGTGACGAGGGAAGTTCCCACACGTTATCCTTATGGACGACGTGCCGGACGCGGACCACTGAAACATCGTGGCCAGCGTAGTATTCCCTTCCGCAAGACTCCCTGAACTTTCCAGCCAGGAAAGACTTGTTTGAGTTCACCTTGAAACCGAACGTTTCAAGGCTTGCAATCACGGATTGAGCATAATCTGCGGGGACAATGATATCATCCCCGTAGACGCGCACCCGCTTCCGCAAACGATTCACATCGTTACGGGAGAGTGGACGACCTAGACTCTTCTCGATCCCAATGAAAACAACGGTGGCGAACACCATCGCCTCCATCGGGAACGTCAGAGCCGAGCCCATAGACGCGAACTTCGCTAGGCGTAAAACACCATGGCGAGGAACATCAGCCCGTCGTGACCTAGTTGCGTCGACTGCCTCAAATAAATGGGGCCATCGATCTAACATGGTTCGTACGAGTTGATTGGAGACACGATCAGATGCTTCACTCAGATCGAGTGTTGCAAGGTCCTCGGTTACAGAACCCTTCATGGCCAAATGGCGGTTACGCCACTGGTCATCGAAGCCGACCATCCGACCCATGAGGTAATCCTCACGGATGGATTGAACCAAGAGATCTTTGACGCCCTGCTGCATATACTGCATGTAGGACGGCTCAATCGCAATGATTCGAGGTGCCTTCAGTGTCTTAGGAACAGTAATGACCCTAACAGGTCGCTCTGCACCAGGCTCGAGGAAATCAACACGATCAAGGAGGCTGTAATACCTCCAAGACGGAAGTGCATATTCCACGAAAGGGAACGTGCGATCCAGCCTTGACGACCACTCCGCGAAGTCAAACTTGCGGTTACCGGCCTTACGGTCGGCTGTGGCGCCAGGCCCGTGCTTTGGTCTAAGGTAGGGCCATTCAGGATCAGAAACCCTGGGCCCCTCCTGTTCTCTGTAGAGGTCGTTATCGACTCTTTGGAGAACTTCAGACCAAAGGAGAGCAGAGACACGTCGGAAATCAGCGATTTCTCGTTGGCTTCTAGACGCATCTGCAATCTTGACTTCCTGCTCACACTCAACAAACCCTTCAATCGTTGCGCGAACCCGCTTTTCGGCGGGTTCGACTTGAACCTTGCCAAACAACAGCGTTAGCTGCCGAATGGCTTGGATCGCTTCGATGTTGGGCTCAGTGAGTAGATGTCCACTTGCGCGGTCGAAGACGAGCTCGAGGAAACCTCCGAGAAATCGGGGGAGACCTGACTGCCAGGAAAATCCCTGGAACAGTTCGCGAGTTACCAAGCCTCTAGACAGACTTTTTTGGAAGTCGTCACAGAAGCGAGGTAGGGTGATCGTCAGAAATGACGGCCCTTCGTCCTCAACACGACGCGTGACTGTGTTAAAGTCACGTGTGGTGCTGACGCTGCACATGTCGCCAAATTCATCAGCGACAACACGCCAGAGCATCATCAGGCTTTCCATCCATCCCTCCTAATAGAGGTGTGTGGAATCCATAGCCATGATAACCGAGAGAGGGAGGATGGTCAGAGCAAGGAATAATCCAAGCCCTAACCACTCACGTAAGTGAGACCTTATCGGTCCTCCACCTCGAGTCCCCCTCGTCATCGTCAGCTTTCGCCGGCGATAACCTTGGTCACGTTGGCATCGGTGAGCCAGCCGGTGAGCCCCTTAACGTTGTTAAGGAGCTCGGTGTTCGAAAACACCGCATCGGAAGGCTCGTCGATCACGAGGTAAGCAGAACAGCTCACCTTGCGCGACTGGTTCGCAATGAACGGGTCGGCAGTGATCTTGGTGATGTCAAGCCTCACCTGACGACGCGTACGACCACTCTTCGTGGACGTGTGCGCGACAGAAAGAGACACCGTCTCGTCATCCTTGGTATAGGTGGCGGTACGGTCACCGACGCTGACACGCGGAAGCGTGTTAGCGACGGTGTTGATAGTAACTGACTGGGGGTCGGAAAACATGGCAATGCTCCAATGTGTGATGGCCTGTGAGCGGATTTACTCACAAGCAGGCGGATACCTAGCCTGGATTGACTAGGCATCGTGGTTAGGCGCGTCCATGGCTGGATTGTCATAGCGCACCTCGACCTCGACTAATGCCGAGGGCAGCAAGAATGGCCCATTGTCGATCGGTGAACCCGTTCAACTCAAGACCAAACCCGAAGGGTGTCGCCCGTCTCCTCCGCTTTGTTTCGGTCGTAAAGACCTGCGAAGCGAAGACGGGTAGGTTCGGTTTCAACACCGTTCCTGTCTGCGTATACTCAACGCGATGGACTTTATGCTCCATCACGTATCCGTGTCGCAGGACAAGGCCGTCGTTTAGGCACATGGAAACGTTATTCATAACGTCTCCGATGTTTGTGATCCAATCGGCGGCCCAGCTGTACGGCAAGAGATTCCAGATCGCCTCAGGCGATGGGGTTATCCCATACAGAGAGTTCCACTTCTGTACCTGGTCACGTATCGCAAGAGCACTATTAGGCTCCTGTGCATGATACGTGAAAGCACCCGAAAACCAGACATGAGTTTCCTCAGTGACTAGTTTCCGGAGCTTCCCTTGCGTAGAGGAATAAAGGAAAGTGTTCAACACAGGCTGCGGCAAAGCCGTCGTCGTCGTGTCGGACACCACCTTCACCTCAGATGGAAAAGCATATCGTCGTCTGATAATCTTGCCCGAATCACGGTAGTACTGACGCAGATAATTATCCGCGTGTATGTACGAATCCGCGATGGACTTGATATCACCTATCGTAGGAAGGATACCGAACTCATAGTTCAGGTACTCATCCTCAAGGCTTTTACGCTTAATCGCGTTCAAGCCAATGGCAGCCGGAAGGCCGTCACGATAGAGCTCACCAAGTGCGGTGAAGACAGACGAATGGGGGTTCGTCGGAGCGACTCTAGAAATAGCAGTCGTCCCGTACGCGTCGAGTTCCTCATCGGTACTCGGCTCGATTTCCTCCCAAGCTCCCACTTTACCAGGATACGCTATTGGCGTCTTGGCAAACTGGGGCCCGTCATAGGTGTACTGAAGCACACCGGCGGAATTACGATGATACGGAGAGTAGATATTAGTCTGCTCCTCGTACCTGTAATGCTTGGAATAGAACGGACCACCCATGTCACCATAAGCAACGTCGCCTTCGTCAAGAAAGCGGCGGTACTTATACCAACTGTGCTCAGCGTCACGAGTCTCTTGACCCGTGGTGATGCTGTACTCCCCAGTAGTTGAAGTCCCACCCGGCACGTAAGTGCTCACGTAGGTCCCGGAAGTGGCGATTGATTGCCTCTTCCGGACTCTGGGGTAGTATTCCATTCTCAGCTCCCTTCAAGCGAACAACCACGAAGACGGGGGAAGAACTAATCTCCGTGACTGTGGTGTACCACACTGGCAAGTGCACGAAGCACCGGCG